TAGAAGGAGCAATTACCACCCTTAGCGATACTTTTGGCGGAGCCGCCGCAACACAAGCTGAAACTTTTGAAGGCAAGATGGCTCGAGTTCAAGTTGCCTTCGATGAAGCAAAGGAAACTCTCGGCGCGGCATTACTTCCAATTATTGAGAAGTTCTTCAAGTTTATCGTTGAGACTGGTATTCCTAAACTTCAAGAATTCAAAAAAGTCGCTATCGACCCAGTCATCAAGGCTTTCAAAGATAACGAAGACGCGCTCAAGTCTATTTATGAATTCGGCAAAGATACCCTCGTTCCATTCATTACCTTCACTCTCGGCAACGCAATCAAAGGTCTTTCAACTGTTGCTAGCGGTATCGTCAAAGCGGTTTCTATTGCTCTCAAAGCTCTTGAGCCCATTATCAACGCTGCCATCAAAGGAATCAACGGAGTCATTCGAGCCAAGAATCTTCTTACTCCCGGGCCAGACACTCCAACAATTAGCCCAATTTCTTTCAACGCAAGTGGCGGAGGAACTGGATCTAATACAGTCGCGCCGGGCGGGTTGCCATTTGGCGGAAGTGCGACCGGAGGAGGCGGAAGTGTTCCCGGAAAGCCAGAAGCAGGTGGTGGAGGAAATCTCATCGGTGGTGGCTCAACTGGCACAGGTGTAATCACTACACCTCCTTCAGTTCCAGTCATTTCCACAATCAATGTCCCAAGCGGTAACGCCATTCCTTCTAATTTTGACATTTCAAGAGTTCGAGCTGGCGAAGAACGCGACAACATTGTCATCAACGTCAATTCTCCAAGCGTAATCGATGAACAGGGATTCACTCGGGCAGTCATCGAAGCACTCAATAACTCAGAGCGTCGCTCTGGCGGTGGAAGTAGCCAACTAATCCTATGACCCTCTGGAATCCCGTTTATCGAGTCAAAATCAATGGTTACACAGTAACTAGCTCGACTCTGAGCGGACTAACTATTACTTCAGGACGTTCTGATATTTACTCTCAGCCGGTTGCTGGATATTGTAATTTCAGCCTTATTGAAACCAATGAGTCAAACGTTCCTTATCAAATCAATGATCCTCTTACTATTGAAGTTCAAGATTCCAACGGCGATTGGGTTAGTCTCTTTGGTGGCTTTCTAAGCGATTTATCAATTACAGTCGAAACTTCTGGCTCAACTGCTTTGAGTCAAAGAATTCAAATTGTCGGCGTAGGAGCCTTAGCTCGCTTGGCTCGAGCGGTTTATACCGGCAACTTCAACCATCAATTTGATGGCGACCGAATCTATGAATTACTTAGTGGCGTTCTTTTTGATAGTTGGGACGAGGTTCCCTCTGGCGTTACTTGGAACGACTATGACTCAACGACGACTTGGGAAAATGCCGAAAATAGCGGTCTAGGCGTAATCGACCAGCCGGGCGATTATGAACTTCATTCGCAATCTGGCTTGAACGATACTGTCTATAACCTAGCCAGTTCATACGCCACTTCTGGTCTTGGCTATCTTTACGAGGATGCTCAAGGTCGAATTGGTTATGCCGATTCAACCCGACGCGGTCAATACCTCTCAGCCAACGGATATGTCGATTTAGACGGCAATCACGCAATCGGCCCAGCTTTATCAATCACCAAGAAGGCTGGAGACGTTCGCAACTCCATCACAATCGCTTACGGCAACAACTCGGCCAGCAACGTCACAGACAGCGACCCGACCTCAATCTCCCTATTTGGCCAATTAGCGGCCACAATTAGCACAACGCTTAGACAACAAGCTGACGCTGAAGCTCAAGCCGCCTTCTATCTCCTTATTCGCGCCTATCCTGAATTTGCCCTCAAGCAAATCAGTTTCCCTCTCGGTAGCTCTGAAATCGACGATGCTGACCGCGATGCCCTTCTCAACGTTTTTATGGGCCTTCCGCTCAATATTGCTAATCTTCCGACCAATATGCCTAACGGCGAATTCCAAGGATTTGTCGAGGGTTGGACTTGGACGGCTGGCCTAAACTCGCTCAACCTGACTCTCAATATCTCGCCGGTCTCGTATTCACTCCAAGCCTTCGGCTGGGATGATGTTCCGGTTGGTGAGACTTGGAATACCATTTCGCCCACATTGGACTGGCTTAACGCTACAATAGTCGCCTAAAGGAGAATAATGGCAAATACAACTAATTTTAACTGGGAGACGCCAGACGATACCGACCTCGTCAAAGATGGCGCTGCCGCTATTCGCACACTTGGCAATTCCATAGATACATCTTTTGTCGATCTTAAAGGCGGAACTACCGGACAAGTATTAGCCAAAGCGTCAAATACCGATTTAGATTTTACTTGGAGTGCTGGTGGCGATATTACTGCTGTCACAGCTGGAACTGGATTGTCTGGGGGAGGCACTTCTGGAGATGTTACTTTAACAAATACTGTCGCTACGGCTTTTGACGCTAAAGGTGATTTGATTCTTGGAACTGGCGCAGATACATTTTCTCGTTTAGCGGTTGGTACTAATGATTACGTTCTGACCGCTGCAAGCGGCGAAACCACGGGCGTTAAATGGGCTGCCGTTCCATCGTCTTCAAAAACTTGGACTTTATTAAATTCAGGTGGAACTGCGATGAGCGGATCTTCTTCTGTTACGGTCAGTTCAATTACCGACAAAGAAAATATTTTAGTTTTAGTTGTTGGTGCTGGATTTTCTTCGACTAACAATGCAGTAAGGTTTAGAATTAACGCAGATACTGGCTCAAACTATAACGTTCAACAAAACAGTATCTCAGCGGATAGTAGTTATGCGGCTAGTTCATTTAATGGATATAATTCAAATACTACTTTTATTCCTTTAGGAACGACATCAACAAATTCAAGCTCGACTGTAAATGCTAGTATAGTAATAAGTGCTGGCAAATCTACAGGTATAAAAAACGTAGCTTATGCTGGTGGTGGTACTCACGCCAGCGGCAATTCTCATACATTAAATTCTGGTTTTGGAATTTATAGCGGAAGTGCTGCAATTACTAGTGTGAATGTATATAGCACTGCGACCTTTAATGCCGGAACTATCTATGTTTATGGAGCTTAAAATGAAAATAATTGAAAAAATTTATGATGTTGAAACCAATGAAGAAATTTCATTTGAGAGAGATGCAACTCCTGATGAATTACTTGAAGCCCAGCGTTTAGAAAGCGAAAATGCTGAGCGCGCTGCCAAAGAACTTAAAGCACAAAGTATTAAAGCGGCTTTGTTACAAAAACTAGGGATTACCGAAGAAGAAGCTAAACTCCTTCTTTCATAATGGCTAAACTTTGCAAAGCCGGTCAACAACTTCGGGAGCAAATAGACGATGATTATCCTGACCGCGATAGGCGTAGTGATGGCGTTGCCGCTGATGCTCGCCATTACGCAACGAATCCTTCTTCGGATCATATCCCAAGAAATGGAATCGTCCGAGCTTTAGATATTGACGCCAACCTTAACGCGCATCCTGAAGAGACTTACGCATTAGTTGAAAAGATTCGTAAATGTGCCAAGCGCGGAGATAAGCGCATTAAATACATTATTTACGACGGCAAAATTATGAGTCCAATCTTGGGATGGAAGCGCAGAAAATACAAAGGCGCTAATCCTCACCGCTCGCATTTTCATATTAGTTTTACAACTTTGGGAGACAATGACGGCAAATGGTTCGACCTAGAAGGAGACAGAAATGAGCGACTTGAAGAAGATGGCGGAAAGCTGGGCAAAGACCTTTTTAGCAACAGCACTAGCGACCTATCTAGCGGTCGGGTGGGATGTCGATGCAATTGCAAATGCGGCTCTAGTATCAGTCTTGCCTAGCATTATTAACTGGCTCAATCCTAACTACGAGCGCTACGGACGAGTTCGGTAATGGCTCCGTCAGACATTGCGGCGTTTATCGCGTCAGTCCTTGGATCAATCGGCCTACTTATTGCCGGTCTGAGATACATTATCAAATTAGAGAATCTGCCCATTGTGTCGCGCCTTGATAAAATGGAGTCTCAGCTAGAATTGGCACTCCAAGCGAAAGTGAGCAGAAGTGGCACAGGCAAAAAAGCGCGCTAAGAAGCCAGTCAAGAAGGTGGCAAAACGTCGCAAAACGACTAAAGACGTTCCACTCACTCGACTCGACTTCTGGGCTATTGCCGCTAATGAGGTTTATATGGCTTGTCGCCGCGCTGGTATGGATGAGGGAACGGCCTTGGCTTTCGCGATGGATCGTAGCTCGTATCCTGAATGGATAGTGGATAACGGAAACCCAATGTTCAAGCCTTGGGACGAAGACGAGGACGAAGACTAATTTACATTCGCGAAGTCGAACTATTTGAGGCACTCAAGGCCATTTACCCGGACTTGACGCCACTATCGGCGACCGACCGAGCCGACGGCATTACTAGCGACTCCTATATCGAAATGAAGTGCCGCCGAACCCATTACGACACTCTCATAATTGAGAAGAAGAAGTGGGATTATCTGGCCGATATAAGGGCTAGAACAGGGGCTAGGACGCTTTATATCAATGCCACCCCTAAAGGGGTCTATCAGTTCGACTTAGGGGCTCTAGAGGCCCCAGAATGGCATTTGAAAGCCCTGCCAGATAAAACTGACTTCGCTGGTAGCCACAAGGTTGAGAAACTCTGCGCCTTCTTACCAATGCGACTCGCCGAGCTCCTACTTGTATAAATCCATTTAGGTAATTACATTTATCCCACTAAATCCATTTAGAGGATTTGGAAGGGAGAGTAAGTGATAAATAAACCGCAAGTAATTCGATTTGATTCTACTTCGGGAGCTTGGTCAGATGGTAAGAATTACGTCAAGGGTCAAATTATCCGCAGATACGCAATCGAATCGCTAGGTCGTCAATCAACAAGAGGGCGGCTAAGTAGAGAAGAAATCTCAGCCTATTGGCTGGATCGATTCGGGGTGAGCGCGGATGTCCAATGACTTCACACCTGAGCAAATCGTCACCATCGTCATTTCATTATTTATTGGATTCTGGGTCGTCTATGCGGCTTTCGAATCTGCTAAGGCAAAAGCCTTCAATGACGGATACAAGCGAGGAAGGGCGAGTAATCAATATGTCAGAGAGATCGCTAAGTGACTGGCTCTCGGACGCTGGTAACACCCTCGAAGATAGAGGGATGGAATATGGCGAC